GCATGTGGCGGGAATAAAGCTAACATTAATTTAGATGCTAAGTTCATAACACCTCTTGCACCTACACTCTGGTAAGGTGTATTATATTCTGTAGCTTCGTTGTTACCTTTGTCTGGAAATAAAGTTGGAATAGTTAATTTAGCACAATCTCTTGCTCTTTCTAAATATGTTTCTCTGTTTAATTCTAGTTTATTGTATTGTGATTGTACTGAATTTTTATCTTCAGTAACTTTGTCTCCATAAACATATCTTTGCATTAAACTATTTACGCACTAGGTAAATTCAAGCCTGACTTAGTAAGACCTGAACTAGCTAAAGGTATTCTTAATGAACCTCTACCAGTTCTTCTTCTAGAAGCTGATGAAGCAACATTAACATTTCTTCCACTCGCATCTGCCATTGCAGGAGCATTTTGCTTTGTCGTAGCACCTGAAACACTTGGTGGTGTTGCAGGAATTGGCTCAGGCATTGGTGGTGGAGCAGGAGCTTTTACTGATACACACATATTTGCTATTCCTCTTGTATTTGTTTTTGATTAATTAAATGATTAACAACTGACCTTTGCCCACCTTTAAAGTAGACTTCTTTTTCAGTATCTTTTAGGTCAGCAGATTTCTCTGGGAAAATGCTATCCAAATAATCAATTAACTCTTGATTAATAATTGGCTTAGGTATTTCTTTTTTCATTCTTAGATACTCCTAAAGTGGCACTTTTTATGTTTTCTCTCTTATTTCGTATCTCGCCAGATATTGCTAAGTAACCACAGGCATCAATATAATCGTCTAGATTAAAGTTTCCTGCCTGTGTTCTGGCTATCTTTAGCAGGGACATTAGGTTTGCCACATCTTCAGGTAATAAAATTAAGTTTAATTTAGTTTTATTCTGAAGATATGAACTCCATAATCTAGCAATATTTTCATGGTTCTCTATCTTGTCCCCATGTTTTTCAGCTCTGTCTTTACTAACTAGCTTTTTGGTTTTCTCTAAAATGTCTGTAGTGTTCATATTCATAATCCCATAATTTTACTTTGTTTGTTTTATAGTTGTACTCGCCTTCTCTTAAAATTCTGGCAAGTCTTGCTTGATGGTAAACATCTTCAATAGAATATTTATTTCTGTAATATTCTCTAAGTACTGCTTCCCAACATTCTGCTATGTTTATCTTTTCATTAAGAACTCTAGATGCTTTTACAGCTCCAACACCAACACAACCTTTGTAGCCATCAGTTTGGTCTCCAGTTAGTACCTGAGTACAGAAATTATAATCTGCTTTTTGTTCATCTACATATTCTATTTGGTCATCAATGATACAACACTGCCATGCAGGTATTGTTCTCATATCTTTATCGCCAGAAATAATTACACAATTATCTTTGTGTTCTCCTGTAGCTAATAAACCTATAGCATCATCAGCTTCTAGATTTGGATAACAAATAGTATGATGTGTTTCTTCAATCCACTTTCTCATTGGTGCATAAGAAACAGGTTTTCTTATTTTCTTTCTGTGAGACTTGTAACCACTGTCAATTTTTTTTCTAAAATTTTCTTGGTCAGAAAAACAAATAATTGCAGAATTAGATTTTGTTAAATCCCAATAATAAGCAATCGCTTGTGTAAATAATTGTTTACCTTTTTTAAGGTCTGAACTTAAAGTCCAAACATCATCTCCCCAGTCAATAGCTTCTTCCAAAGAGGAAGTAATCTTGTAGACTAGTAGGTCTCCATCAACCAACATTTTTTTATTTGTGTTAGCATAGAAGTCATTCATATTTTTCATTTTCTTCTTTTCATGTTGTCGTGCTTTGTTTGCACTATGCAATTCAAAGTGTTCTTCATTTAACTCTGTCATAGCTTTATCTCCTTTAGTTTAAGTATGTTTGATTTTGGTATTACTGTTGAGTTACCACCCTCATTGACTGAACCATCTTCATTGAAGTTGATGTCGCCAACAAAAACAAACTTGTCTTTAGACGAATGGATTAACCAACCCATTGTTATGCAGACTGCTGTTTTTGATTTTTTTATATGTTGTAATGGCGACCAACTGCTGTCGCTAATTATGTCTGACCACCAACATTTATAAAATTTGTAAGGAAAATCATTTTCATCAATATCAGGTAATTTGATTTTAGTTTTAAGTAGCTTCTTCATATTATTAAATTAAGTAAGTCTCCTTTTGGTATGATGTGTCCTTTAGATGAATAGTTGTCCCCACCATTTTTAATGGGGTAATCCTTCATTAATTTTTTTAGAATTTTTGTGGGTATCAAAACCCAGATATTGTCTTTACGCTTTGCAACAACTAGACAGATTGCATAGAACTTAGCTGTACTAACCATTATTCCTGATGGTTTTCCCCTACTTTCTATTTCAACAAATACATTGCCATACTTAACAACTAACCTATCTGCTTTACATTCTATCTTGCCTTCTATTGCTTTCTGTAAAATGTGTTCGTGTTTTTGACCAAACGCTAGGTCAAGGTCAAACTTATTAGTGTGTTTCACTCCAATTTGAACCGACTTTAATCTCTCCTGCTAACTCGCACTTAAAACCAAAGAACTCTTTTGTCTTATTAAATAATTGGTTTGCTATTGTTTTAAATTCTTCAACTTTATCTTTATGAACTACAAACTGCATTTCATCATGCACATGCAACACCATTCTATAATCTTTACCCCAAACAAAACCTGCTTCTTGTAAATCATTATTAACTATCACTGTTCCTGCTTTAACTAATAAAGCACCTGCTGACTGGATTAATGTATTTAAAGAACTGTATTCAGCTCTACACATTAACTTTCTTTTATCTAAACCATATATCCATTTTTGATTTCTATATTTTACTGCTACTGCATTTTTTAAATTCTTTAATGCAGGAATAGCTTTCTCAAATTTGTCTCTTATTCTTTTGGCTTCTTCAACAGAGACATCAAGTATTTCTGACAAGCGTTCATTTCCTGCAGAATAAATGTAGGCATAAATAAAAGTTTTAGCTTTATCACGACTAGCCAATCCGAGTATGTGCTGATTTTTGGTATGTATATCATCTTTAAGAAGTGTGTTCGCAAAATCCCCACTATCGTAATTATACAAGTAAGAAGAAAGTACACGAAGCTCAAGACCAGAAAAATCGATACCGAGCATAACCATATTGGTAGGAGCAACAAAAAGGCTACGCATCTCAGTACCATACTCCGAACCTTTCGATACAACTTGTGCCAAGTTTGGATTAAAGTGCGTACAGCGACCTGTAACTGCTCCATTTGTGATAATTTTTCCATGAATTTTTCCTTTATTGTTTAATTTTAAATATGCTTGTTCGCCATCACTTAGCTGTCCAAGTCTCTTTTGAATTAGTAGATGTCTTGATATTAATTTTGCTTCTTCATAAGGTAGTGATTTTAAAACCTTCTCATTAACTTCAGGCTTACCTGTTGCTGTAAATGATTGTGGTTTCCAACCTAATGTTTTTAATCTGTCTGCTATATGGTCTCTTGAATTAGGATTAAATATTTCAGTTTTAAATTGTTCAACTGGTACTCCTGCTTTTATTCCTCTTTTCTTATTATCTCTTTTGTAAGTTTTAAATCCTGTAGATTTTCTCCAACTTCCAAAGACTGCAGAAAGTTTTTGTTCAATCTCCAGTCTTTGTTTCTGTAAGGATAAGAAAAGCGACTGAGCAGTCGTCTCATCAAAATCAACACCACCTTGTTCTTGCTTAATAATCCAATGTGCAAAGTCGTGTTCTAATTTAATAGCTTGTTTAGAATAGTTCTGTTTCTCAATTAACTTGTATAAAAGGTAAGTAACTTCTACATCTCTTTCACAGTAATCCTGCATATCCTTAGTCCACACATCAAATGTAGCTGTTTCTGCAAAGTCCCCTTTTCGTAAACCTAATCTATAACCCCAACTTTCGATTGAATGTTTACCTATAAGTTTTGGTGGAAGGTTTTTCTTTGTGTAATCTACTTCAGTCATGTTTGACCAAATAAGCCTAGAACAAAGTAAAGTATCTAATACTTCTCCTTTGTATTTATAGCCTGTTACCTTTTCTATAGCAGGTAAATCAAACCCCATTATAGAATGACCTATAATCATATCTGCTTTCTTTAGTAACTCTAGACCCTCATTGATTTGGTCAGGATTATAGGAATATACTTTTTGAGTATCTACATCTCTAAAGACCATACAATGAATTTTGTCTAAGCTGTCCAAGAAACCATTGGTTTCAATATCTAGTATTAGTTTCATTTTAAGTTTCATTAGTGAATTTGTGTTACTGTAATTTTCTCTGTGCTTGGTAAGATGTGTGAAACACTTTGAATAGCTTTTGATATTAATTTTTTAGCTTCAGTGTCCCCACACATTATAACTGGATAAACATTGTCATATTTAATCGCATTATAAATTGCCACCATAATTGTCTTTGATGTTTCAAAAACTAATTGTTGTTGGTGTTGTGATAATTGTAAATAATCTGGCTTATCAATTAAGAAAGCTAGAATAAATTTAGTTAATATTTTTTCATTCATCAAAATCTCCTTCTGACAAACGACCTGTATCTTTGTTATAAATTAATGTTGATGCAATTCCTGTATCTCCACTAAATCTATTTTTAAGTACACGACATACCATTACATTGCCTTCATCAGCAGACTGTTGGTTTCTTTCAAAACCTAATACTGCATCTGATAATTGAGCTAAAGAATGTGAACCTCTTAAATGTGATAAAGAAGTTTGTGTACCTTCTTCATGTCCAAATTTACCTTCAGGTCTTTTAAGATGTGATACAACAAACATTGCACAATTTAGTTCTTCAACTAATTGTCTTAGTTGTGTCATTGTATTATCTATTAATCTTCTTTCATCTCCTTCAGCTAATCCTGAAATAACAATAGAGATATGGTCTAGGAATATAACTTTGCAGTCTAAACCTTTTACCATGTAACGAATTTTATTTAATAAATCATCTGTGGAATGACTACCCCAGTGGTCGTACAGGGTTATGTAATCTTTTATTTTATTCCACTCATTAACTATATCTTCATCAGGTATAGTTTTTCTAACTTCAGGAATATGTATTAATTTATTTAAACCAACAGAAACTATTCCTCTAATACTTCTCTTAACATTTTCTTCTAATGCAATGTAACCAACTTTATGTTTGTTACTAATTAAGTGATAAGCAATTTCTCTACATACTTGTGATTTACCTGTACCTGAACCTGCACATAATAAATTTAGTTCTCCAAGTCTTATTCCATTTAATTTAGAATTTAATCCATTCCATTGGTAAGGAATACTTTCAACATAAGTATCTTTTAATAATAAGTCTTTTGTATCAACACCTTCTATAATACCTGCAGGACTAAATGCTTTTGCTTCCCAAAAACTATCAATTATTTTAGCACCTAAATTAGATACCAATAAATCATTAGCATCTTTCATAGGTAACTTAGCTATGTATGCTTTTTTAACTGGTAAGATGTTTGCACATTCAACTGATGCTTTGTTACCTGCATCATCATTGTCAAACATAAGTACAATTTTTTCAAATTTACTTAGCCACTCTAATTCTTTTTTAATATATTTTTTTGCTGAACTAGCTCCTGATGGAACTGATACTACTGGATATTTATGATTATTAATTTGGGAAACAGACATTGCATCTATTTCTCCTTCAGTAATGATTATAGATTTACCACCATCACGCCATAGGTTTTGACCAAACAAAGTAATCTTGTCTGTATCGCCTAACCATTTAAAAAATTTATCAGCAAAACGAATGTGCTGTGCTACCAAACTATACTGTTTGTCGTAGTAATTAGATATATGGCAATTCCTGCCATTATATATTCCAGTCTCATAATTAAATTTGTTGCATGTTTCTGAGTTTATTTGTCTCTTAGGTAATGCGTTTACAGAACCTTCTATTAAATCTAGCACTTCTTTCCTTTTCGTTTGTATTGGTAATTGTTGTTCTCCATTAAGAGGTGTCCACTGCAAACACCCAAAACAGTACGAATGAAATTCGTAGATGGCTAAATTGTCTTGGGAGTTGCAGTTGTTACAAGGAGCATGACGAATGAATTTCTCATCTGGTTTAATTTGGTTCTTCATTTTGAAGTTCCATTTCTCTCAAATCAGCTTCATCTGTTAATGCGTCTTGAAATTTGTAATTGGGAATATCTTCGTTAAGTAAGTATTCTTGGACATCAAAGTTAGGACATGTCTTTTGTTTATCTAAATCGTAATGTCCAACTATTCTTGCGTCTGGGTATAGTTCAACTAATCTTGTTAATTGTTTCTTTAAACTATCCCATTGTTCTGCTGTAAAGTTATCTTCAGGCTTTAGCCAATCTTCTTCTAATGCACCACCAACTAAACATAATCCAAATGATGTATGGTTATATCCTTTGACATGAGCTTGAATTGCATTGTCTGCTCTGCCTTGTTCATAAGTACCATCACGCTTGATGACACCACCATAACCAATCTTTAGCCACCCTCTTTCTCTGTGCCATCTGTCAATCATTTTAGCATCAACATCTTTTTGTGATGGTCTAGTCTGACTACAGTGAATGACTATGTATGTTGTATTATCTCGCATTATTTTTTCGCCTTTATTTCTTTAAGCCATTCTTGTGGGAATGGTTGTTTGGTTGATTGTATGCAGTGATACTTAAACTTAAATAAGTCGCACCACTTTCCATAAGTAGTTAAAGATTTTTTTCCAATTTTTGTTTTAGAGTTTGAAAAGATAAATCTAATATCTAATTCTGGGTGTTGTTCTTTAATGAGTTTGTGCTTTTTTCTATCTGCTGAATTAAAAGCACCCTTCGCTTCCACAATAAACCTATCGTTTATTGGGAAGTCTGGGGTATATGATTTTTTCTGTGTAGGTAATTCAAACTTAATCTTCATACCCTCATAGACAAAGTGAACTTTATTGTCTTTGAGATAATTGTATATTACTTCTTCTAAACCACTTTTTAATTCAACAGTCTTAGAAATCCGAACTCTCTTGTACTTCTGGTGCATTTGAGTTCTCGCTTCCTGTTGATTTACTTTCAAAACCATCTTCTTCTTTGAAGATGTTATTGTC